TATCTATCATTCTTTAACCACTCGACTGCTGTTTCTAATGTCGGTCGTAGAAATCCTTCTCGCCACGCATCATATTGACCAAACTTTTTGTATGACTGTTCAGGGTCTTCTGAATAAGCCTCTTTAGCAAAATATGGTGGTGAGGTAAAGATTAAATCGATTGTACCTTTATGCTTTTGAAAGTTTTCATTAAATTGTATAACTTCTGAGCCTAGCTGATATATTTCGGTCTTAGTTTGTTGTACTGTATGAGCAAACAATCCACCTTTCCTAACATTCTTACGGTAGAAGTCTGCAATCTCATCATACTTAGTTCTACCAATTGTTGTTGTGTGATCTGTATTTGGATCTGTGCCTATGTAAAGAACTTTTCTATCATCTTTCACACTCATTGCACCAAGAAGTCTGCCGCCCCATCCTGATGATGGGTCATAGATTTTAATTAAATCTTGGTCTTTAAATGACTCTGTAAAACGCTCATACAAGTACTTGGCTGTCAATGGCGGGAAGTTAACTGCATACTGACAGAAAGATACTCTAAATGCTTTTAGACCTATTGGAAAGAGTTTCTGACCGTGTTCATAGAATCTAATTACAGCATGTTCAGATTTATCGAAATTTAAATTTGACTTGCAAAGTTCTGGTATAATATCACCAAGACTTTCAATATCTACCTTGCTTACTGTGAGGTACTTTGTATTTTTGAGTTCTTCACTATAACCATCATATTCGGCAGATATATCTTTTGATTGTAGCCAATAGTCATATTTACCTTGTTTTCTAAAAGTATTTTCAAATTGTTGAATCCATTCTTTACCAGATTCACTAACAGGTAGACTGTTAACGTATTCTGTATTGTTCGATTTTACGACAAGAGAGTAATGATAGAATGAATCACGTTTGAAATGTCTCGATGCATACGTCACAAAAGTTTCTAACAATTCAGGTTTGGCAAAATAATCGTATATTGATTTACCATCATCATTTTTAGAATAATTAATACGAGTCTTCATCATGGTAGGAAACCATTGATTAACTGCATTACCTATGTTGCTTGTGTTTCTGATGACATCTCTTTCACCTGTTAGCTCATCTTTAACTAAGAATTTGTGAACCGGAAATGATGGCATATCGGCAAATTGACCAATAATTTCTTTTTTGTTGTAACCGACTCTAGGAGGTAAGTTTTCATTGTCCCACAAGTCTACTACAGTTTTACGCAAATCAATTACCCATTGACGAAACTCGTCAGTAGTCATTTTTAGTATTTCGTCAAACGTCACATTCACACTTGAATCAAGTAGTTTTTGATTCTTTTCATAATAATATTGTGTCATTTTTTAATCTTTTTAAATTTGTATCCTAATTTACCTAAAGTTTTCATACGTCTTTTGTATCCTTGTTGTAAGGCTAAAGGTTTTACAATATCAGTATACACTATTCCGTTCATGTGGTCAAGCTCATGCAACCAACATCTTGCACTTATACCGTTAAAAGTTGCGGTCTTTACCAGTCCGTTAAAGTCTTGGTACTCAACATCTATTTCTGCCGCTCTCGTAACAAAAAGATTTAATAAAGGAAAAGATAAACAGGCTTCTTCCATATGAATTTCACCTCGTGTTGCCAGTAATTTTGGGTTAAAGAACGCAACATATTCATCACCGGCACCCATTACAAATACACGATATTTAAGTCCGCATTGATTTGCAGATAACCCGTAACCTTTACTTTGAATACAAGTATCTACGAGTGCAGATGCAAGTTCATTTGGATTTACAGGTGGTTTTGAAAAATCAAACTCGGGCATCACTTCTCTTAATATTGAGTGATACTCAGGCACTAGAGGAATTATATTTTTCGGTTTTTCGGTTTTAATCTCAAGTGCCTTACTTGTATCAAAACTAATAACATCATCAGCTTTGGTATTAACTTTAGCTGGTTTATCTTCTTCAATTATTAATTTAAATTCACTCATTTTACGATCCTACTGAAATTGGTTTTTTTCTCAAATTTAATTACTGACCGGAATTTGTCAAATAGTTGGTCACCCTTATGTGAAATTACAAACAAGTTAGTATCAGTACCAAGTTGATTGAGTAATTTTAAAAACTCTTCTGTGCCGGCAATGTCAAGACTAGAATCAAATACTTCATCTAATATTAGTAGATTGGTATTTGTAGAATTTTTCATTTTAGCAATTTCTCGCCAGGTAAATAATAATGCCAAATCAATTCTAAGTTTTTCGCCTTCTGAAAAATTAGAATAACTAAATTCATCACGGTGTCTTGATTTAATTGTCTCTTCAAAATTTTCATCGATATTAAAATTAACAAAGAAGTCCATTGCAGTCAAATACTTATTGATTAACTTATTCATAACTGGTAAATACTGACGAACTATCTTAGTTTTAATACCAGTATCTTTCAATAATGTCGATGCAAAATCATAATATTGTTTTGTTTTGTGAAGTTCTTCATGATCTAATTGTAAAGAGTTTAACTCAGTTCTTAGTTTTTTTATACCGGCTTCTTCTGTTAGGGTATCTCTTTTAATAGATAACTCATCAATCTCTTTCAACAACTTTGTTACGTATTTTTGAGTTGCCGATACAGTTGAATTATGTGTTATAACTTCATTATTATGTGCGTTTATATGTTTAACAATATTAAAAATCTCTGTTAATCGTTCGTTTCGTTTGTTAATTTCCTCTGTAATTTCTTTAAGGCCCTTTTGTTGAACATCGACTTTACTTTGACGTTCGGATACTTGTGTTGTTTTGAATCCTGATTCGATTGATTGTCTACAGGTTGGGCAGTGGTCGTTTTTTTCATAGAACTCAATATCCTTATTGATTTTTTTTATGTTGGACTCAATTTTCGCCTCAAGTTGAAAAAGTTTTTTTGTCTTATCTTCAACTGATTCCTTGTCTTGTATTTTAGATTGTAACACCGCAATATGCTTATTAATAAGTTTAATATCGCATTGTAACTTCTCAATGATATTTGAGGACTCTTCAATTTCTTTTCTTTTTGTTTCAATCTCTTCTGCATGTGATTGTTTTTGTTGTTCAATGAAACCTTCATTAGTTTTAATTAATTCAGTTTTGAGTTTTCTGTCGCTTATATTTTGTATTAGATTGTTTTTTACAATTTTTAATTTGTCGGCAAGAATAACATTCATTTCAGAAAAAATTTCAATATCTAACAAGTCTTCAATAATCGTTCTGCGGTCTTTTGTTTCTAACTGCATGAACGGTATAAAAGATGCCGAACCAAGGATGACTACTTGCGTAAAGGACTTATAATTTAATTTGAGAATAAACTTCTCTAAGTGTTCCTGATAGTCTTTTGCTTTCGCATCTTGGTTCAACAAAACCCCATTACAGAAAATCTCAAACGTATTAGGTTTGATACCTCGTATAACTTTATATTTTTTAGAACCAATTTCAAATTCTATTTCTACAATGCAATCTGAATTGTTAATAGAATTGGGAATCTGTGTTTTGTTTATTTTACGATAAGGCTTATTAAATAATACAAAACATAACGCATCTAATATTGTGGATTTTCCAGCCCCATTATGCCCAATAATCAATGTATTTGTAGATTTGGTAAAATCAATTTCTGTGAAATGTGCGCCGGTACTTAAAAAATTACGCCATTTTATTTTTTTAAATAATATCATTCTGTATCAGGATTCAATGCTTCTACGTATAGTTCTTTGAAAATATTTTTAAGTTTGTTGTTGTCAATGTGATCTTCTTTGATAGTATCAACATACTTACTTAGAATTGACAAAGTATCATCAGCTTGATCTATTATATCAGAATTTAAATCTTCTGTCAACTCTGAAAAATCTTCTGCGATAGAAACATCGGCCGGGTTAGACTGGTATAACCGATTTACAAATTTTTCAAATAAGTAAGGATTTGTTTTATTAATTACAACCACTTTAACATGTGTATTGGTATATTTTGATAAATCTTTTGCGTTTATTTCAATAACTGTTTCAGCTTTATCATCATACATAATTTTAAGAAACATGTTGTTAGGATTTGCTATAAACCTTGGTTCATCCATAGTGTTGAAATCAAAAATATGAAAACCCCGAGGATCAGAATAATCCTGCCATGTGAGTTCATATGGATTTCCGAGGTAATAAATGTTGCCAAAATTATGTTTATGATGATAATGGCCGGAAAAAGTATATTCAAATTTGTTAAAAAGTTCACGATCTAATCCTTCATCAGAATGCATACCACGATACATTGCAAAACCAGCAATCTCTAAATGCCCCATGCAAATATTTGCCTTACTTTGTTTAATTACATCCATGCTATCTTGATAATTGTCCGCACATATCCATGGTAGCATACAGACTTTATATTCACCAACAGTGATTTCAGTTGGATGATCTATGATTGTAATATTAGAGTAATCATTCAATAACAAATCAATAGAATTTACATCATTAGTATTTTTAAAAAATGTATCATGATTACCAGCTAACATTATGACATTGATATTTCTGGCAAGTAATTCATCGAAAAACATTTCTCTAGTACGTTTCAAAGTATTAAAATTTATATATTTACGCCTGTCAAATGTATCCCCAAGAACCAAAACAGTAGATATAGAATCACCATCGAGGCTAGGAAAAAAAATATCTCTGTAAAATTTTTCATAATAATCCAAAAATTGAGGAGAATCGTTTCTAACACCGAAAATGCTGGTCCGTTATGATAGCTACTTTCATTTCAGACACCTCCTTTCAAAAAGTTCATGTTATTTGGGTTTGGTCCGTTAGAACCAATTCTAGATTCCGGATCAATACCATTAAGATAGTATTTGTTGTATAAATGTTTTGTCACTTTAGTCTTTTCTTTAAGTTCACGCCACCCGTAGTATATCACACCTTTGTATTCAATGTCAATAGTATTATGTATATCTTTACCTTTTAAACCATGTTGCCCATTTTTTCTTACAATTTCAGGAGTTAATTTACCGGATTTCCAACGTTCTTTCATTTTTTCATTTAGTCGGTAGTAATGATTTAGTGTTTGCTGTTAATACACGTTGTCTTAGTTCTGTTGTACTGAAACTGTGTTGTCTTGAATTGAAGTACACAGACATTGATAGGTTGAAACCGGTAAATTGCTTGTCCCTGTACTCTTCTCCTATTATTCTAACATCAATTGGGTAACTTGTCAAGATGTCCATCAACTCTTTTTCGGTGGAATAGGGAACTATTTCATCCACGTACTTGCAACCTTCAAGTTGAATATACCGTTCTAGTAATGTTTGTACCGGTTTATTTTTTTCTGGTCTATCAATGGTAGGGTCAGATTGTAGACCTACAATTAAATAGTCGCATTGTGTTCTTGCCTCTTTCAACATCATTACATGTCCGGCATGAAACAAATCAAAACAAGAACATGTGAAGCCTATTTTTAAACCGTTGTAATCAATCATACCGTCTCCTTAATAAATTTTTCAAGTCCTTTTGCCTTTTTCTTGGTTTTTTCAAGTTTAGCTTTTTTATTTTTTTCATACGTGGAAATAAATTCACCAATATTATCATATAAATGAAATTGTCTTGAAGTTCCATCTTCAAAGTCGTTTTGCTCATGTTCATCCAAAACACCAATCATTTCGGTTGACTTATATTTAACGTATAATTGTTTTTTCTCTTTATCTATTCTACGTAAAAATGCATAGAATACAACTTGTGAGAAGTAAGCAAATGGGTTCTTAGATTTTTTTGGATCAAAATTTTCAAAATACATTAGACAATTTTCAATACCGTCCGATACCATTTCTTCCCTATGCGGGTAATTAATAAAATTAGGTTTGTGCGAAAAATTCTCGGCAATCTTCATCCAACATTCGCCGATATAATTCGGGATCTTTGGTTTTGGTTTACCGAGTCTTTTTGCCTCGTCCGATGCTGTTTTATAATCAATTAATGCTTGAGTAAAATCAGCATTATTAACATATTCTTTAGTTTTTTTCATTCAAGTTTACCGTAAAAAGTATTGACAAAGTGCTTGACAAGTGCTACACTGGCTATGTACCCTGTTAAAGATTATTAATTTAATGAATTACCAATCCTTTAGTTGATTTTATTTCTTCCATTACTTCCATCATTTTTATCATTTCCTCTTCAGTTAAATCGTCCATGTCTTTAACTACTAGAGTTTTATTCATCTTCTTAAGAGTCTCATCATAATATTCAACCAGTTCTTCATTTGGTTGCATTACACAAAGAACTTCAGTAATAGGTACAACAGATCTATTTTCTTTAATAAGAGCTACGGGAAGCCAATTTGAAATTACTAAATGTTGATTTCCCCCATATGTTTCTGTTTCCATTAACATTGGTTCTAAAAGATTAATTAAAACTTTATCTTCATTAATTAGAAGATTACAAAGAATGTCTTCCCCACTTTTTAATCTGACTATCTTAACGTTTGTATTATCCATTTTTAAGTCCTATATTGTATATTTTAAAAGGAAACTTTTCTTCATTATATATATCAACCCGTTCCATAAAATGTCTTAGTGTATGATTTGTGTGTTTTTTATGTCTCAAATCATCAGAAATATCATATAATGTTGCGGTTGCTTTTCCTTCCGCTAAACGTAAACCTCTCCCAATTGATTGTAAATTTCGAATCCTTGATTTTGAAGGAGATGCAAATATAATGTTATGTAAATTCCTAATGTTAATTCCTGTACTAAAAGTACCAAAAGAAGCAACAATAATTGCATCATGTTCTTTCTCCACAATTTTACGAATCTCTTCACGTTCACTTGTTTCTGTTTCACCTGAAACAAAGAAGATTTTCCTATTACCAATCTTCTCTGTATTCTTAATCATATTATACAGTATTTTGCCGTGTTTGTCAACCATTTGATAAAGAATCAGAGTATTTGTTTTCATACTCACGGCAAGGTTTTTTATAAATTTATTACGTTGTTCATTCAATATAAGATATTCTAATTCTTCTTGATATGTTGCATCTTTCATTTCTTCACATATTTCTTTTGAATGTTTTAACACAAGACATTTAACTTCAAAATTAGAAAGAATGCCTTTATCAATAAGTTCTTTAGTCGATATAACTTTTTTTGCAGTACCAAAAAGGCCTTCAAGAACAAGTTTGTGAGTCTTTGTCCCATCTAAAGTTCCGGTTAATCCTATCCTATATTTTGTATTTACACAAGATGAAAGTATACGAGTAAGTTCTTTTGCTTTAAAAAGGTGGGCTTCATCACCAATTACATAATCAAATTGATGAAAAAAATTATCCGGCATATTTTGCATTGACTGCCAAGTGGATATCGTAATTGGTTTCACATAAGTTTTTTCTTGACCGGAATAAATTTTTTGAGTATTTGATTCTGTATCAAAACTATTTTCGGTAGAATAATCTATAAAATCCGAATAAAGTTGTTCAACGAGAGAAGTAGTTGGAACTAAAATAAGTCCTTTCAAATTTTGAAAATCTATAAACTGACGTACAAAGAGATAAATGATTAAAGACTTACCTGATGCTGTAGGAGATAATAAAAGTGCTCTACGCCTCTGCATAACGTTGATAAACGCATCTAATTGATGGTCGTGCGTAAGAATATCTTTATTTTGAGATTGTAATTTTAAAGAATCTACAAACTTTTCGGCATGGTATCTGCTGAATTCATCTTCTACATCTACAGATGGTTCAGTATATTCTATTGAATATTCTCTGTCTTTGCTAAACTCTTTAACATAATCGAGTAAGCCAAGATACAGAGAATTATTCCTTAAATCAAAAAGACGGATCTTTCCGTCCCATATTTTATTTCTAAAGGCAGGAGTAAACTTGTGACCTGGTACAAAGAACGTAAAATATTCAGATAGTTCTTTTGCAATATGTTGCTCACATTTAACTTGAAGGTATGCTTCATTTTTTTTGTAAATTACTAAGTCACTCATTGTCCTCCAATAAATTTCTCCCACGATATAATGTCTCTAAGTTGAAATGTCCTAGACTTCAATTCATTCATAATATACTCAACCACAGAAACCACTTCATCGTGGTATACTTTTTTCTCGTTAAGTCTAATAATATCTTCATCCGCATCCATGTAAGTGCTTACATCAGATTTTAATGTAAACTGGAACGGTTCCCACCCATACTGGTCTAATGTGTCTTTGTCCATTTTACCAGTATAGTATTCCCACTTAACCTTTTTCATGCGCTGAAGGTCAAAGAAAGCCTTTTTAGCGGCAATCTTATGTGTCGTTAGTATATTTAAGTATTTACTGTGTAGCTGTGGAACTCTTGTGAGTTCATTGCTCGGTTCTGTTTTATCAATAGCAGAATCATTTTCCCACAGTTTCAAAATATTATCAAGTTTTTCCATATCAAAATCCAATTATAAAATTTTAGTATAACATAAAACAGTTAAGATGTCAATATGGTATAATATTCATATTTAAAATTTGCCGATGCAACAATAATATCATCTGCCGATTCTTTAGTGTCAAACTTGATATCTGATATATCTGTCGGGAATAAATTTACAAATTGAATTTTTAAATTATTATTATTTAAACCGGTGAGTATTGTAAGAGTCGCATCGGAATAATTATTTTTATAATTTATATTTCTATTTTGAAATGCTGATGGATCTGCAATCCCAAGTAACCAATTTTGAATTGCTTTAATAGTTTGTAAATCTTCATCTACAGTAAATGTAACAGATAAAGGATTATAGGTCAAAACATCACCAGCTTTTGGTATCGTTAAAAACGGGGTACTTTGTTTTGCAGGGCCGGACAAAGTAATGCCAGGCAGATTAACTGACTGACAAAAATATTGTACCGAATCAATTTTTTTAAAATTCAACAAGAACTTTGTAGGTTGTAATAGATTGGTATTCTGTGGGTTTCTGTTTAGTGCGGTCATATCGTTATTTATAAGCCAAAAAAAGGGGTCTTGC